CTAACTTTTCAATTTTCTTAGGTGCGGAAGGTGCAACAGCAATCGAACTCTCTTCCACTTTCGAGAGAGGTTTTTCAACGGCAACTGATTTTGGTTCAGAAACAATTTCACCAGATTCATTTAGTTCTGGCATTTTGTATTTACCAACACCAACACGATTTTCTGGTTGACGTAGGAATCTTACCGAACCACCTTTAAGACCTAAAAACTCTGCACCAGACAACAACTGTTGTCTAGTAACAACATCACCATACATATCTTTCATGTAATTTACAATTTTGACTCTTTTTTCTTGTGTTTCGTTCATGATATAAAATCTCCTTATCAATTATTATATAGCTATTATGACAGGTTCCTCGTGATATGTCAACCGTTTATTTTCATAATTTTGCATTATTTTCATTATTATCCAAATTAGTTGCATATTTTTTCAATAAATCTAGTCAACAGAACACGATTCACCGTTTTAGACTTGTTGTGTTTTATGAAATTTCTTTTAATTTCTGATTTTTTCATATCACTACCAACCACTAATTCTTCTGTTTTTGTATCAAGTTTATTATTAGGAAGAATGTAGTAATCATCATAACCAAATTCATCAAGAGCATAAAAACGATTTTTGTTTAAAGCCTTTTTGAATGATTTTTTCAGTTCTTCAACTTTAGAATAGCTATAATATTCTTCCATGTCGCCACCAGACATTCTATATAATGAATCATCAATAAATCTAGGAAGTCTTTTTGTATTGACTAAGTGGAAACCAATAACATTCACACCAATTCTATCTTTTAAAATTTCAAGAAGTGTTAGTGTTTCGACTCTATAACGATTTCTGGAATATCTATTATCACTTCCACTCTTATAAATTGTATATTGTTTTTTAGTTTTTTGGTCAACCAAGTATGAAGCTCTACTATTATAAGAACCAAACACTCTATTCAATTCAAAACGATCTACTTTATTAGAATCATAATTTGACTCTGGGTTACCTTTTACAAAATTGAAAGAACCTGTAATGCCATTGTTTTCACCATCTGTTAAATAAATCGCATTTACAACTTGAAGATTGTTACTTGATTTAAATTCAGAAAGTAAAGATTCAGAAACCGCAATACATTGATTCAAAGGTGTTTGTGCCAATGCATATTGTTGCATATCCCAGTTAAAATCATAAGAGGCATTAATAAACACAAGTTCCATAGCCTTTTTAAATTCTTTACCATTCATTCTAGAACTTAACATATTCACTAATCTAAATTGTGTACCAATACCATATTGACCTTGTTTTGGAGTTTGCACTTCATTCATTTTTACTTTAGGCCAGTTTTCAATATCTTCTTCACGGTCTGTAAAGGAATATACTTCAAAAGGAATATTAACTTTTTTACAGAACATAACAAGATTCAATACTTGTTTCATAGTGTTAAACAATTCACCAGCCATAGAACCTGACCAATCAATAAACATAACAACACCATGATTTTTACCGTCAGGAGTAACAGAAATCTTACGGAATAAATCTTCATTATATTTGTAACTATGTAATTTATTTACGTCAATAATACCAGTCTTAGATTGTGTAATTCTCTTATACGCATCAGCAGCTTTCTTCATTTCAAATTCTTTGACCATATAATTTACAGTCTTTTGAGAATCACGTTTGAACTCGACAAGTTTATCTAAAAGTTCTTTCGGGTTTTTCCAAGTCTCAGAAAATTCAGAAACTATTTTTTCACAATTTGACATATAGTCTTTATAATCTTCTACAAAAGGTTTGTGGTTGATAGGTTTTGCAGGATATGAAACATAACTATTATCATATTCAGAATCATCAATCATTTTATCTTTTGCACTATCAAATAAATCTTCTGTTACAGATTCTAAAGGATTGTGTTCTTCTTTCCATTCTCCATATTCAGTAGAATCAGATTCTTCATCACCTTCTTCACTACTATCAGATTTAGATTCAGTTTCTTCATCTTCAGTTTCTTCGGACTCTGGACTTTCTTCAGATTCAGTTTCTTCAGAAGATTCGGATTCTTCATCAGAACTACCTTGTGAAGATTGTTGTTCTTCTTGCTCTTCTTCTTTATCTTCCATTTTCTCTTTTGAAAATTCAAAAATCTCTTTTGCAAGATCAACAACATCTTGAAAAGATTCTAAACTAGAAATTTTATCAAGAAGAAATTGTTCATCTTCTAAGAAAGGAATATCTTTTACAAGACCAACTTTATATTGAAGATTGATTCTATCAATTAAAAGTTTGTAATCACCATCAAGAGTAATTTTTTCATCAAGACCAAATATGTTATGAATTTTATCTTTAACCATTTCTTCATAACCATAGACAAAAGATTTTCTAAGACCCGGAAACTTTTTCTTGATTGCTTTTTCAATTCTAATATCTTCAAGAATGTTAACATAAGATTTGGGAACTTCTTTATCTTCACAAACTGCGAGCCATTCAGCAGCAGGACTGTAAAGAGCATGAGCAACTTCATGACCAACAAGAAGATCAGTAACGTGTTCGGAAAGATCATCTTTCCAGATAGGAAGGACAAGGGTTCTACTTTTAACATCAAAAGATGCTGTGTGAACCTTACGGTTCTCAACATTAATATCTTCAATAGCCATCAATTTAGCGAGAGTTTCTTTTGACATATTCAATCCTTGTTAATGAGTAACAATCAATTACACTACCATTATGACAGGATATCAGAATAAGTCAAGGCCTTTTTTCTTAAAAGTTGCATTATTTGCATTATTTGGCAAAAAAAGCCAAAAAAGTTTATAAATGTTTGGTTTTTAGGCAGGAAGGTTGTGTCTTTTATCTCTATTTTTAATCATTCTATCAATTTCTACTAACATTGATGCATAAACAGTCAAATCTAAGGCACTATCTTCATGTCCACCATCTGAAAAATGATTGCAATATCTTTGTAGTTTTATTGCAATTAAATCAAGAATCGCAAATCTTTTAAATTCATCATCACCTTTTAGTTCAATTCCATTTGGAAAAAGTGTTTCCATAAATTTACCGTGTGAATGATAAGTGGGACCATATCCCCTATTCTTCTTTGTAAATAAATCTGCAAGTTCTCTTAATACATCAGCCGCATCATGCCTGTTTTGCCCAATCTCTTTCATTTTTTTGTTCCTCTTTTAATTGTTTCTTTAATCTTCTTAACTTAATTTTTCTTTTATTCTTTGCTCTATCTAAATCGATCCAATGTGCTTTGTTTATAAACGATTCACCTTCTAGATTATCAAACTCATGTTGAAATATTCTTGCAGTAAGACCTTCAAACTGTTTGTGTTGTTCTTCATTTTTGTAATTAAAATATTTTACTCTCACCCATTCAGGTCTACGAACTTTTACAAACAATAAAGGTTCTAACATATCACCTTCTTCAAATGAAATCAACTTTTCACTATACTCAAAAACTTCTGGATTCCATATATCATATTCATCAGGTGGTGCACCAATCACGAACATACGAATATCATATCCACATTGTATTGCAGAAAGACCATACGAGCCAAGTTCTTTCTGTTGTTTCTCACGAAGAAAATCTACAAATGTTTTTCTTTCTTCATCTGTGTTTTCTGAAAAATCGTATGGTGTAACTTTTGTTAATTGATTCTGCACTAATGTTACTTCTTCTATATCAGTTATCTTTTTCATTATGTAACCCTCGTTAAGTTTTTCACTTTGTCAAATCGAAGTACGTTGGTAAATTTATCATATAGTGTATCTGATTTATGACTAATAATGAATACATTCACACCTTGACCTAATGAATGTATCAGTTTTAAAAATTCTTCTGTGCCTGCAATATCAAGAGAACTATCAAACACTTCATCAAGTATCAATAGATTGGTATTGGTACTGTTTCTCATCTTTGCGATTTCACGCCATGTAAACAATAGAGATAAATCAATACGCATTTTTTCACCTTCACTAAATGATGCGTAACTAAATGCATCACGATTTCGAGACTTGATTGTTTCTGCAAAGTTTTCATCAAGTGTAAAGTTTACAAAAAAGTCCATGGCACCAAGATACTTGTTTACTAACTTATTCATGATAGGTAAATACTGTTTGATTATCTTTGTTTTAATACCTGTATCTTTTAATAGATTTGCTACAATCGTATGATAGTGTTCATCTTCTTTAAATGTAGCCTTACTTTCTGAAAGTTCTTTTATCTGTTCTTGTAAGTCTGCAAGTTGTTTCTTATCACCAGAACCATTGTATTGTGTCTGTAGTTTAGATATTTCATCTTGTATCTTTGCAATAAACTCATTGATGGCTGTGATTAATGAATTTCTATTTAATATATCGGTTTCTCTTTTCTTGATAGTTTCTATAATCTCATCAATCTCTTTAATTCGTTTATTCAGTTTATCTTCTTCTTTTCTTAAATCAAGTAAACCTTTTTGAAAACTATCTAACAACATTTGTTTATCTGATATCATTTTGTTTTTAAATTCTTCTGCAATATCTTGAGAACAAGTAGGGCAGTTTTCATTCTTTTCAAAAAACTTCTGTTCTTTTTCTACCTTTCTATGATTGCGATAGATTTGTTTTTCGTAGCTTTCAAGGTCTACTGATTTTTGTTGCACAGCACTTCTATCTACAATCTTAGTAGAAAGTTCACCAATATGTTCTTGTATTTTTGTAATATCATTTTGATGATTTTTAGACTCGATTTGATTATCGTCTATTTGTTGTTGATAGTCTTTTATTTTATTATCACGGTATTTTTCCCATTCACCTAAATGTTTATTCTGTAATGAAATCTTTTCTGTAGTAAGATCAAAATCATATTGAACAGTAGTAATGGATTCTTTCAATGCACTCATTTTTTGTTTCACAAGAACATTCATTAAAGAAAATATTTGTATGTCTAATAAATCTTCTATGATGATTCTTCTGTCTTTGGCTGATAGTTGCATAAACGGTATAAAGGAAGAATTACCAAGAACAACAATCTGTGTAAATGATTTGTAGTTTAGTTTTAAAATGTTTTGTTCAAGATACTTTTGATAGTCTCTTGCCTTCGCATCTTGATTTAACATTTTGCCATTTAGATATATTTCAAATATATTTGGTTTGATACCACGAATTACTTTATACTTGTTATTGCCTATACTAAAAATTATTTCAATTACACATTCTCTTCCATTGATAGAGTTTAATAACTGTTGTCGATTGACCGTACGAAAAGGTTTACTAAACAATACAAATGTCAATGCGTCTAATACAGTTGATTTACCTGCACCATTATCACCTATGATAAGTGTGTTTGGTGATTTTATGAAATCAATCTCAACACCATTATTACCTGTTGATATAAAGTTTTTATATTTTAGATTTTCAAAAACAATCATTCTATCTCAAGTGCCTCCACATAGAACTGATTCAATATCGTTTTGATACGATTGGAATCTATCGTTTCTGGTATTTGTAAACCATCAACATAATCAGATAAAAGTTGTACTGTAGATTGAGCCATATCTATTTTTTCATCTTCATCAAATTCGTATTCGTTAAAATCTTCTACAATAGATAAATCGGCAAGTTCTACATCATATAACTTATCTAATACTTTATCAAAATGATATGGGTTTGTTTTCTTTGCGACAATAATTTTTACATAACAATTACGATATGGTTCTGCATCAAACTCATCATACTTTTGAATCTCATCATTATAATATATCTTGTGAAATATTTTGTGAGGATTTTCAATGAAGTCTAGTTCTCTTGTTGTTGTATCAAATATATGAAAACCTCTTGTCTCACCATAATCAGCAAATGTCATTTCGTAAGGTGCACCAAGATAAAAAATGTTTCTATCATTAGAACGTCTATGAAAATGACCTGACAAGACCATATCAAATTTAGAGAAGTATTCTTTTGCGAAACCTGTATGACTCAATACGCCCGGCATCATTTCAAAGCCAATGATTTCTAAATGACCCATGAGTATTTGTGCTTGTGTGTTTTTAATAAACTCTGTTGTGATATCAAAGTTCTCTGGTGTAATCCAAGGAACTAATGCGATATTCAAATCATCAATAGTAATATTCTGTGCGTTTTCGTAAGAGTGTATATTTCCATATTGATTTAAGAGTTCGTTCTGTGAATTGATTTCATTTGTATTTTTATAGAACGTATCGTGATTACCAACAAGAATATGCATAGTAATACTTTTTTGTTCTAATACATTTAAAAATTTTGTTCGTAGTGTATTTAAAGTATGAAAGTTGATAAACTTTCTGCGATCAACGATATCACCAAGATGTATAATAGTATCAATATTATTTTTTTCAAGATATGGAAAAAATACTTCTTCGTGAAACTTAACCATATATTTGTTAATAGATATATTATCACCTCTACTACCGAAATGTTGATCGGTAATAAGAGCAATTTTCATTTACTTCTCCATAAAGTTTTCAAGAGATTTCTTTTTTACGGGTTTGACTCTTTTCTTTTCTCTTATTTTTTCTTCAAACGTATGTATTTCTTCTCTTGCGTATTCTAGATATTCTTTTGTATGTGAAGAAAAGCCATCCATTTCTTCTTCAAAGATACCTTCGTGTTCAATGGATTTATGTTTGATGTATGTTTGCTTCTTTTCTTTTTGAATACGTCTAAGAAATGCGTAGTATATGATTTGTGTGAAATATGCGAAAGGATTATTTGATTTTTTAGGGTCGAAGTTATTAATATACATGAGACAGTTTTCTATACCGTCACCAATCATTTCTTCTTTATAAGTGTAGTTGATGAAATTGGGTTTGTATGAAAGGTGGGTTGCAATATCTAAAAAACATTTACCTAGATAATCTGAGATGCCTGCTTTTTTATTTCTTTTGTATCTTTTAATATGTTTCAAAAATTCTTTATTATCTATGT